CGATCTCTAATTTTCATCAGGCATTCCCTTTAATAATATATGAGAAGGGAATCAAAGGATTTTTACCATCACTATACAAAAGTTTTGAGGATGGTAAGTTTGATAATTCTACAGGTAGGATAACAGGTGAATTGAATGGTAAAGTCCTGATACATCAGGATACCAGACTTATACCTTTCTTCAGAGAGATTAAGAAATCTGTTATCGAATACTTACAGCATTTTGAAGTAGACAAAAAAGAATTTCAGATCAATTTTGTCAAGACTTGGTTTACTATATGTGATCCTGGTCAAACAGTTGCGATGCATTACCACTCATGTTCACATATATCATATGTGTACTACATTCAAACACCTGGCGATCCAATAATATTTCATAAGAGAAATCCTAATGAATGGTTTGGAGATGCTTTTAGGTTTTCGTCAGAAAATAAATTTAACAACACATCGACCTATGGAATCACTCCTAAAGCAGAGCATCTTGTTATGTTTCCTGGTTCTCTCGAACATTATACTGTTGCTGAACCTAGAAAACATAGACGAATTAGTCTTGCGGGCGATATTGTTCTAACTCTTAAGCATAGAACTGACACAGAATCTGGTTTACTATCTCCACAATACTGGAAACATTTCTAAATAGTACTATGGCATTAGTAGCGACTACAAAAGACGAACTTCTTGAGATGGGTGACATATTACCATCTGAGAAAAAAGAACTTGCAAAGATTTTAGACATAGGTGGTGGCAATAAAACCACGTGGTATTACGAAGAAGAAAAATATGCTTGGCCTAACTCAAGTGCTAACACTATAAAGGCAGATGGTTTGTCTATAGGTAATATTAAAAAGAAAGTTAAATTACCGAACACATTTTCTGGTAAGGAAGGGGCAAAAGTTACTGTAGTATATAAAATCGGTAGGCAGAAAGTAAAATTTATGCAGACTGGTGGAGCAAAAAGTGGTGTTTCCGATAGTTTGATGACAGAAATTCAAGAACTTGGATCTGCAAAAGTTTTTGAGTATGCAATAAAGAAAAATAAAACAGCATATAAGAGTGTAGATGATATGATAAAGGATAAAGATTTGATGAGTGACCTACTAGACATATACAAAGGAAAATCGAAAGGAAAATTGACAGAGGTTGATGAGCAATGGTTAGAAAGTTTCTTTAAACAACAACAAGTATTGATAAAAAAGATACAAACACCCGCTTTTACAGACTTTCAACGTGATGGTGGGTTTATGGACTTTGTTAAGAATACACTTAGTGAGTTTGGTATATCTAAAAAGGATACTTCTAATCCTTCAGACATATGGTTGATACAAGATGAGCAAAAAGTAATAGATAAAATTCAAAGAATCTTAGATAGAGGTACAGGAAGATCTAAAGAATCACGATTGTCTGAATTTAATGCTATAATGAGAGTGTTGTTTAGAGAACATAAAGTGTTTGGTATCTCTCTTAAAAAGATAGGTAAAGGCAAAGCTCAAATAGAGTATGCCAACCACTCAAAACAATTTTTCTCAAACATGGAATCGTTGGAGTTTAAATTCATGTATGCAAAATGCTCTATAGGAACAAAAAATGATAAGAAAGGAGAGGTCACACTGTCTTCACAGGACACCAGATTTGTTATTGAACAGGGTGGACAAGGTTCTAAGACACATGACTTTCAAATCAAGGCAAATGACTCATCAGATTTTTCTGGATTAAAATTTGAACCCACTACAAAAGGATCTGGTGCTGCTAGATTGGGTAAAGCAACTGTTGATCTAGTCATTCAGTCAATGGAAGATCATGGATTATCTTTTGACAAAAAGAATGCTAATTATCCTAAAAACACTGAGGAATTTTTATCTGAAATAGAAAATTATAAAAGCATGATAGGTGATTTAAAAAAAGCGGGTGTGGATATTGAGGTAAAAGACGCACAAACTGCAGTAGATAACATGCTTACTGTGATGTGTTGCAACCCACATGTTGTCAACAGTAAGTGTATGCAGATAACTTGGTTACATCAGGTGATGGTAGAGTTACCAAGAAATGAGTTATCTGATTTTTGTGCTGATATGATCTTCCTCGCAATGAAAGTTGGTAGAGGTAATAGAGATAGATACGGTCCTTTCGCAAAAATCTACTGATGTCTAAGAATACTCACCTAGAACACCTAGAAGATAGTATCTTGCTAGACGGTGAGCAAGGTGCTAAAGATGCTTTTATGTTTTTAGATGAGTTAGCAAGAGTATTTACAGGTGTACAAAAAAATAATTTTAAAATAACTACAAAATGGGACGGAGCACCCGCTGTGTTCTGTGGAACATATCCTGGCACAGATAAATTTTTTGTTGGAACTAAATCAGTCTTCAATGTCAATGCAAAAATTAATTTTACAGAAGAAGATGTGGATGCTAATCATGGTAATTCACCAGGTCTTGCTGTCAAACTTAAAGACTGTTTAAATTATCTACCAGAATTGGGTATACAAGGTATAGCACAAGGCGATTTGCTATTTACTGATGATAAAATTGCAAAAAGAATCAATGGAACTAACTGCATTATATTCCAACCTAATACTATAACTTATTGCATACCAGAAGAGGACGAACTGTATTCAAAAGCATCAAAAGCAAAGGTTGGTGTAGTGTTTCACACCTCTTATAGCGGTAAACAAATTGAAAATATGAATGCTAGTTTTGGTTATGATGTATCAAAATTAAATGACAGTAAAAACGTGTTGGTTTTGAGTGCTGAGACTGGTCAGTTAGGTAAAGATGTTTTACTAACAGAGGTTGAGAAAAAAAATCTATCAAAATTAAAAGAAACTAGCAAATCATCTTTAAGTAAGGCATCATCATTCTTAGATGAGGTTGCAGAGCAAATTAAATCAAAGGATCAGTTAGTTATAGGAACTAGACTAAAGATATTCTTTAACAAATACGTACGTGAGGGTAAAAAACTCCCTTCAGACAGTGTATTTCTTAAAGAATTTAAAGATTATTTTGAGACTGAGGTAAAAAAAGCAGCAGATAAACTTAAGACACCAAAGGGTAAGGCAGCAAAACTTGCTAAGTTGTATGACGGTTTAGATATGATAAAAGATAATGAAAAAGCATTAAAAGGCACAGTAAATTTATACTCCGCAATACAGTCAGCAAAAGAAATGTTTATACGTAAGTTAGAAACAGGTGAAAGGTTTGGCACATACTTGAGAACAGAGAACGGATATAAAATAACCGCACCAGAAGGTTACGTTGCTATACAAGATGGCACAAACGCAGTCAAATTAGTTGATCGTCTATCGTTTAGTGTGGCAAACTTTAACGTAGAAAAAAATTGGGTCAATGGAGATAAACCACAATGAAAACATGTTATTTTACATTTGGTAGATTCAATCCACCTACTATAGGACACGAGAAACTTATCAGAGCAGTAGAAAAAAGTGCGGGTTCTGATGACTACTTGATATATCCATCACAAACATTCAACAAACCTAAGAACCCATTGCCTTATGACTATAAGGTAGAGATATTGAATAAAATGTTTCCGTGGGCAAAAATAGAAACTGCAGCGTGTTGCAATACTATTATAAAAGTAGCACAAGACATGATGATGAAGGACTATACAGACATAGTAATGGTTGTTGGTTCTGATAGGGTGTCAGATTTTGATAAATTATTGCAGAAACAAAATAGAATAGATTATACATTTAATACTATTAAAGTTACATCTGCAGGAGAGAGAGATCCAGACGCGGATGGTGCTAGTGGTATGTCCGCATCCAAGATGAGAGAGGCAGCAAAGAATCAAAAAGCACAGGAATTTATCTCAGGAATACCCGATACATTAACTGTGCAAGAAAAAATGGAGCTTATGATAAAAGTTAGAGAAGGCATGGGTTTATAAATAAACTTGATATGTACAACTATATTCATGAAAAGTCTTTCAGACTTCACTAAGAAATCCAAAGTTGCGGAAGCAAACATCACTCGTGATAAGTTCTATAAGAACGAAGTGTATA